GATGATCCCGAACGTGTCGCCAGGCTGCTGACGCCACATCGCCAGCATCAGCTTCGGCTTGCGCTGCTCCAGGGGCGTGAAGTCAACCTGAAGGCTGCCCGGGATGATGAAGTCCTCGTTGAACTCGAACTCCCACGGGATCGGATCGGTCTTGATGGCGTAGGCGCCGTCGATCGGCAGCAGCGGCCTCAGCCCGCGCTTGCCATCCACCCGGGTCTCGCGCAGCAGGAAGTATGGGGCATTGCTGGCGATGAAGTCGTCCAGGTTGCCGGTTTCCTTGATGTTGACGTCGCAGTAAAGCTGGTTCGCATCCAGGAACAGCGCAGCGGTCTGCAGCCGCGCCGTGTCGATCATGTCGGCCGGGAGCTTCGCGCTCACCTCCATGGCCAACCTGAACAGGTCGGCAAAGTTGCTGCTGGGGCCTGAGACGCTATCGGCCAGCCTGGTGACCGTCCGGCCCTCGCGGATGAAGACTTGCACCTCGAGCGCCCAGTCGCCCGATCCGTCCGGGTAGGAGTTCTCGTAGCTGAAGGTCGTCATCCCCTCGCCGGTGCCCTTGCTGCCGCAGTAGTCCGGTACGTTCTGGAGGGTGTAACCCTCGCGCTCCACTAGGAAGTTGCCGGGGTCCCAGTCACCTGCCCTCCGGTTGTAGGTCTGCGTGAACGATCCGACACGGCAGGTGCACTGGAACACATCGCGCACCTGAACGCTGCCCATCGGGCCATCGCCCAGAATCAGGTGATAGCTCGCCGTGAGGTTGTTGCTGGCGTCGTTCTCGTATCGAGCATCGGTTGCCGGTGGTGTGATGAACACGCCGCCTCGATCGCCCACACGCCGCGCGAAGACGATCGGGACGGCCTGACCGATGACGGCTGCCTGCTGCCTGCCGCAGAGCTCTCCCTGGGCTCCCTGGGCCGGTCCTACAGCGTTAGGTGGCTGCACCTCCGCAGCTGCAATGCTGCCGACGGCGATCGTGGAGCCTCTGCCTGTTGCGCCACTGGACGCCACCCCACCGCTCGCGAAGTAATCTTCAATACGCTCTCGCCGCTCTTGCTGACGCTTCAGGAATTCCGGGCTTCTCTCGTAATAGCTGCCCATCAGAACTGCATCCCCATGCCGATCAGATTGTTTGTCATCGTGCGCGGCGGGAACTGAGCGCCGACAGGTGACAGGCTGCTGCCCATCTGCAGTGTGAACTCAAAGCCGGCCTCAGATGCGCTGGTGATCTCACCCAGGAACGTGGAGATCAGCGTCTGCCCAGCCGGTGGTGAACTGACACCATCCGCCACGGGGTCGAACTCGTAGGTCTTCACCTCGAACAGTCGCGCCTGCTCCATCGCCAGGTCGACGGCCTGAACCACGACGCTGGTGGCCGGGATGGTCAGCGTGATGCCGCCCTCATCGCCCGTGGCGCCTGATGCCACACCGGAGGCAGTAAAGGCCACATAGACCCAGCTGGCGCTGTCCCAGGAGACGATCGCGTTGCTGTAGAAGTTCTGCCACCGCTGATAGGTGACGCCCGCTGAGTCGTAGATCCGCAGGAACTGAGACTGTGCTCTGGCCATCAGGCAACCCCCACAGCACGACGACCGGCATAGGTGCGCAGCCGGGCCATGGTGGCCGATTCAGTGGCACGCATCGCCCTCTGCAGGTCCTGCATGGTCACCCAGTTCTGGCCATCAGCCTGCATCACAGGGCCGGTGGTGATGTTGATCTGGGCCGGCTGCATCGCAACGCTGCCGCCACCTCCGGGGGACTGCAGGTAGTTCAGGGCCGTGGCCCTCATCTTGCTCTGCGGGATGATGTACTCCGGTTCGCCGCCATCACCCACGAGCGCCAGTGTCGGCTTGGTGACAACACCGCCTTGTGCGTAGGTGGGGATCTGCTGCTGTTGCGGGCCGGGGACCGGGGGAATGTTGGGGATTTTGACGCCAACCCGTCTCGCCAGGTCAATGGCGAAGTTCACCTTCTGGATGAAGCTGTTCAGGCTGTTGGTGACGAACGTCAGGATGCCGTTCCACACGTTCTGGATCATTTGGCTGACGGCAATAAACGGCGCCTTCAGCGCATCGGCCAGCGTGTTGAACAGGTTGACCGTGCCATCCCATGCGGCCTGGGCGAATCCTGTGATCTTGTCCCACAGGTCCTTCGCAAACTCCAGCATTGGAGTGACGTAGTAGTCAACGTAAGCCTGAGCCAGCGCCTTAAAGCCCTCGATCAGCAGATTCGACGCGTTGTTCAGGAACTCACCTATGCCAGTGATGATCGCGCTGATCTGCTCACGGAAGATGTAAACGATGCCCACCAGGGCAGCGGTGACCAGCACTACGATCCCAACCGGGCCGGTGAGCACGGTGCCGATCGCCGCCAGGATCCCCTTGAACGCTCCTAGAACGCTTGCAACGATGCCCGCAGCCCACGGAGCAACGAAAGCGGCCAATGTCTGCAGGCCGGCAACAATGCCAGCAATGCCGGTCTTGATCGGCAGCAGCAGGGCCGCATAGCCGGCGATGGTGGCGGCGATCTTCAGGCCTGCCAGTGCCTTAAGAGCGCCGACGACGGTCGCGATGCCAGGGGCCAGCACGACAATGGCGCTTAGGCCGCCAGCAATGGCGATCAACCCAGCGGAAACCGTCGGGTGAGCGGTCACGAAGTCCGCGACCCTGTTCAGAATCGCGCCAAACGGCTTGTCTAGCTTCTGCATGGCTCCGAGCACCTCGCTGCCTATGGCGATCTGGCTGATCTTCAGCTGGTTGTTCATCAGCTGCAGCTTGTTTGCCGTGGTCTCCGATCGCACGCCGAACTCTTGCAGCACAGACCCAGCGGCGGACGTCTCATCACCAGCCAGTGCGATCAGCCGCTGCATCTCGTCAAGGTTCCCCAGCAGCGGAGCCAGGGCTCTTGCCTCATCACCGAACAGGCTGGACAGCAGGCTGATCTGCTGAGCCTGGGGCAGCGCGGCAATGCGCGAGAACACTTCAGACACAAGCCCGATGGCGTCCTGCTGGAAGCGATCAGCGAAGGCCTGCGCTGACGATGCCGCCAGCTCTTGCGCCCTGACCTTGGCCGCCTCCTTCTGCTTGGCCAGCATGGCGTTTTCCGCCGCTTCGACTGCCTTCTGCCGATCCTCGACGGCTTCCACCTCTATCTGCTTCCGGTCGTCCATCTCGTCTCGGATGCGGGTCAAGCGATCGCGCTCAGCCCTGCGCTGAATCTTGAGCTGCCTCTCAACGTTGTCCCGGATGATGTCGATCCGAGCCTCGTAAGCATCGTTGATCCGGTCCACCTCCCGCTGGCTGTCGGTGTTGGTGGCCCTGGCTCGATCTCGCGCTGCTCGGGTCAGCTGTTCCTGCTCTCGCCTCAGCGCCTTGATCTGTGCATCAGAGCGGTCCCTGATGCCATCCTCGGCTGCGTCAAACTCATCGCTCACGCTGTCCTGGATCGCCGTTAGCTGGTCCCGGTAGCGCCGGTCGATCTCTTTGCGCAGCTGATCGGTTTCGTCTCGGGCGATGTCCACACGAGCCTGTGACTCGCGCTCCACGGCCCTGGTCAGTTCTGCCTCATAGGCGCCTGCGTCCTGCAGCGCATAGCCCAGCCGGTTCAGTGCGCCGATCTGCTTGTCCGTCATGTTCGGGCCAGCGCTCAGCGCCCTCACCAGGTTGCGGAAGCTGGTGGCTGCGACCTCAGACTCCGCGCCGGCCTGGATCATGGCAGCACCGAGAGCCATGGTCTCAGACGCGGCAAAGCCGGCAATCTTGCCAGCGGAGCCGGCCCTCTTCATGAACTCGACCAGGTTCGACGCCGTAGCGCCGCTGTTATTGCTGACGTAGTTCATCTGGTCTGCGAACGAACGCAGCTCCTCGGTGCTCATTCCCAGCGCCACGCGCATCTGGGACAGCGCCGTCCCTGCGTCAGCGGCTGTCATGTCGAACGCAATGCCGACCTGGGCCACAAGCGTGGCAAAGTCCTTCAGCTCCTCGCGGGCGATGCCTGACTGGCCCGCTGCCGCGTAAATCTCAGCGAAGCCCTCAGCGGCCACCGGGATCGTCTTTGTCAGATCCAGGATCTCGTTCTGGATCTCCTTGAACGCCGTCTCCGACTCCAGGCCGCTCACCACCTTCCGAACGTCGGCCATGCTGCTCTCGAAGCGCATTGCCTCACGAGCCGCCAGCGCCAGGCCCGCCGAGAGTCCCGCAGCAGCCGCTGCAGTGGCCTGGAACGACGCAGACGATACGACGGTGCCAATGGCGCCTCTCACGTCTCTGGCGGCGCCCTCGATGCCGACCAGGCCCTTCTGCAGTTTGCCCAGATCCGCTAGGCCGGTGATCTTCGCCGAGATCCGCAGGATGGCATCCATGTTCATGTCCGCTGCCTCGCTGCCTTTTTCTTGCCTGCCTCGTCAATC